GGGTGCGATGTTCCTAAATCGCTATTTATCAGCGCATCTCGTCATACAGTATCCTATTGGGGTGAGGATGTTATTCAAATAGGATGCAAACGCTACACCATTTCCGAGTGGCAGAAGCATTTCCGAAAAATTGGCGAGGCCGAAGGCTATAGTCCCGAGCAGATGGAGGAATACAAAGGGTATATAGACCTGATCGCTGCAATGCACAAGACGTGGGCGTTACACTAAAACATCCTAACCATGAAAAGCGAAAAAGCAAAACAATATTTGTTGAAAGTGGGAACACCGATAGCGATGATGTATCCCTATTGTCCGGGAGAATGCGATATTAAGCTAATAGAGGCAAAACGGGCTATCTAGCTTGCCGAGCAGGAGGCCGAGGAGCGGATGCGCGAGAAAGCAATAGAGGCGTTTTGCGACGAATGCGCATGTTTTGAGGCGTGTATTTGTTGTTTGCCGGCTGGGGCATGCGACAGAAAGAATAATTTTATCCAAAAACTGACCAAGAAATGAAAACGATTGAGGAAAGAGCAAAAGCATTTTGCGAAAATAACATCTGCGTAGATTGCGGAGATCGAAAGAATTGCGACCGGGGGTGTGTGGGATGCTCTATTTCTACCTACTCCGCCCTTGAATGGCTTATCCAGTTCGGAAAATCCGAGCACGAGGAACTGATGCGCTGGCACGACCCGAAAGAACCACCCGAACCGGGACGGGTTGTGCTTGTAAAGCGGAATCCAAGCTCTATCATACCGTATGATTTGGGGCATATTAATAACTATGGGAACTGGGTGGATTGGTGTGGTTCTCCGATAGATGATAAGATCCTCGGCTGGCGGGAAATTCACGAATAAGACAGAGCTATGAAAACAGAGAAAACAGCGGCCGAAAGGCGCGAGGAATTGGCGACCCTCTTGTTTTGCCAAAGTTATCTATACTATCACGATATGCTGTCCTCGGCCGAAGACTTCACCTATGAGGAAGCCACTGGCTGTTTTGATGCCCCACCAAATCCGCATCACCGGAATCAAGTGCGAGCAGTGGTTTATCGCGGAGGAAGCGAAGGCATGGGTAAACCAAGGGCTGTATGCACCCATTGGGAGCTTCGAAAAATGCTTGCTGGAGCATCGGGTCGGTATCCCCGCCCGTAAGGCCACGGTTGAGGAGATTATCGAACATTTCAAAAAGAGGGAGAAATGATACGAGCAAGATTCTATATCAAATTCAAAGATTGCGGTAACGATTATCGGCCAGTTAAATGGCCGATCAAGTATCCGTATTGGTGTACGGGCGAAAGCGTCGACGCTTTCGTTATTGTCGCCTATGCCGAAAATGTCGAGCAAATAAAGGGGCTATGGCCGGAGGCTTATATGATCGAATGCGAGGAAGTGAATGAAATAACCTTCACTACAAGATTCCCAAAACCGAAGTGGTACAATTCGAACTCGAATTGTTGAAATATCGAGATTCTCGCAAAATCAAGATAAAATGCAGAAAAATGAGAACCTTCCAGTATTCGAAGCCGTAGCAGCCGATGCCGTATCATACGCTGATGCCGTCCTTGAAGATCTGGACAAGAGAAAATAGAGCGGATCGGGATTGTATGATAAAATAATTTACTATATTTACTGCATGGAAATTATTTTATCGAAAATAGGGATGCTGCTCGAACGCCACTTTGGCGTATCGCTGGAGGAGATACAGGCACCCTGTCGGCGCCAAAGGGTTACGGATGCCCGAACGGTATTCATCCATATCATGTACTCCCACAAGCTCATGAACGGGGTGAAGCTGTCCAACTACCTGAACTGCACGAGCCGGAATTCATACTACCATATCCGCAAGTTTGAGGATATGAAGGAGATAAAGGTGTACAGCAAAATAATATCGAAGTTTGAACACGAGGCGAAATTGGAGATTGAATCATGGCGGGAATCTTATATGCCGAAATAGACCTGAAAAAGATACCTGTTGACGTGGTAGAAGAGTTTGTTCGCAATAACGGAGAGTTGGGAGCCAAGGTTAAACTTTGCATCGCGCCGCTCAAAAAAATAGACAAATTCGGGCACACGCATACCGTATATCTTTACCAGCCCAAACCGGAAGTAGGGGAGCGAGGCAAACCTACCTTTATAGGAAATGGGAGAATGCTGCGACCGTCGTACAGATGGCAGGATGATGCCAAGCAAAACCCCGAACCCGATAATGAACCATAAAGCCATGAAACACTTGGTGTATCTGCGTTCCGGCAAAGTGGCCGAGGTCGACGCCCTCCGTTTCCAGTGTGTTGACCATAAGAACCAAATATACAAATTTTACGACAAGGTGGATGAGTATGCGCTAAACGAACAGGTCGTTTTCATCGCAAACAATCCGGACGCCATAAAACCCATAATACACAAACAGAAAGATGAAAAATCAGACTTCTATTCTGAATGAGCTGTTGGCCACCCTCGAAGTAGCCTACTCGAACGCCAAAGGGCGTCATTGGATGGTATACGGCACGCCCTTCCGATCCCTGCACCTGCTGCTGGACGATACTGCGGCCACGCTCCGGAAAGGCGCCGACAAGATGGCCGAGACCATCCGCGTGCTGGATGGCATTCCGCTGCATACGATGACGCAGTTCGTGGATTCGTCTCAGATCGAGGAGGCGCTTACGATCCCCGATGCTCTGACCATCGCGCGCGAAATGCGGGACGACCTAAACGAAATCGTCGCAATGGTGCATGGAGGGGTTGATGCAAAAGTGTTCGACCCTACCACCGAGAACGACGTGCTGAATATCACGAGCGAGATTCGGCACTGGATTCTGTTTTTCGACGGAATCATATCCAACTGGACGCCCGCTATACCGAGAATACCTTAATTTTAACTTTATATAAAATGGACAACAAACTGAAAATCGGGTTGATAGCTGCTGCGGTAGCCGTGGTAGCCATCATTGTGTTCAACTTCCTGCCGGGCAGCATTCGAAGCGCCGGAACCATCGGATTCCTCGCGGGGGTAGTATCGGGATGGTTTTTACGCTCGTGGTACGGCACCATCGTCGACAAAGAGATCGACGCATAGGAGATGAACAGGCTAACATCGGCCATAATCGGGGCAATCATAGCTATGATCGCACTTTATAGCCTGCGGTCATGGCTTTGCTTCACCCCATCGAAACCGGAGATCGAATTCCGCATCGACACGGTGGTCGTAAGGGAATACATAAGAGACACCGTATTTCAAACGGAAGTACACCAAATTTCGAAGATCGACACTGTATTAGTACATCTGCCCGGCGACACGGTTAAAGTGGCTGTAACGCTTCCGTTCGAGCTCAAGACATTTCAGACCGAGAACTACCGCGCAACGGTGTCCGGGTATAAGCCTATGCTCGAAAGTATAGACTTGTTCGTGCCAACCAAGATCATAACGCAGACCCACCACACCACGACGATCATGCCGCCCACATGGGAAGGGGGAATAGTAGTGGCCGCGCAGGTTGCCCCCGGATGGAACAATCAGTTTATGGGCGCGCGCGTGCGATACAACAAGGGGCGGTTCAGCGTCGAGGGAACCGTCGGGTACAACCCCTTCGATGACGCCCCGTACGGAGAGGTGCGCGGAGGGTTTAATATTTGGAGGAAATGAAGCTGAGGGCGTCGAAAAAGCTGACAAAACCGAAGAACGAAAGATTCGAAGATCGGCCGAAGGTAACATGCAAGTCCTGCAAACACCTGTCAGCCCAGGAGAATATGCACCATATTTGCCCCAAGACGGGCATGGTGACGCATGTCAAACAAAAAAAAGTATGCATATACCATGAGCCAATGTTTAATTAGCAACATTCCACGGTTAGAGGGAGAGGAATGGAGGGAATACAAGGATTTCCCCAGGTATTATGTGTCCACCAAGGGGCGCGTTTTCAGCACCTATAAACACAGATTGCTACGCCCTACAATAAACGGGGCTGGTTATTTCATGGTTGAATTGGTAGACAGAGATAGGCGAAAGTTAAAAAATGTACACAGATTGGTTGCAGAGACATTTATACCAAGAGTAGATGGATGCGATTTCGTAGATCACATCGACACTGTAAAAACAAATAACGACATATCCAATTTACATTGGGTTAATGCCTCGGGGAATATGAACAACCCCATAACCAGAAAGGTACTCGCCAAAAATAAGTTTTGGATCAATTCTCCCGGGCATGCTTGGGGAGGCAAACATATTCGAGCCAGAAAAATAAAAAAATTGGCCATGGACGGGATATTAATACAAGTTTTCGAGTGCATGGCCGAGGCCGCAAATACTGTAAACGGATGCGTTTCTAACCTGCGAAATGCCTGCATCGGGAAATATTCACAAGCATATGGATACAAGTGGGAGTATGTGGATTAAGGTAGACACCAAGCCGCTTACAGCAAATAGGCTGTGGATGGGGCGCAAGTGGCCGACGCCGCAGTATAAGGCTTATAGGGAGGAGCTGTTGTTGAAGATGCCTTCAATAGACAATTTCCCGAAACCGCCCTTTTGTATTCATTACATATTCGGGTTATCCAATATAAATCAAGATTTAGACAATTGCCTAAAGGGTGTTAACGATGCTTTACAGGAGAGGTATTTGTTCAACGACAGGGATATATACAAGGCCGTAATGGAAAAGCGAAAGGTGCCCAAGGGGAGCGAATTTATATCATTCAATATCAAATCATTAGCAGACACAGAATGGAAACAACAAAACGAGTAGTATTCTCCTCGTCGCTCTTGAAAGAGTGCAAGGACATGGTAGCTTCATCGGTCATCGACCTGCTCGAATCCATAGCCGAGAAGAGCGACAACCCGAAGGTGACCATCACCTCCACGTGACGCAACCCTTATCGGCAGGCGATGGCCATGTACAACAACCTGGTCGCCGGAAAGCGCATCCGCTACCGGGAACCCGGCAGAAAGGTGACCGCACTGTTCGACGACTGCCAGGATCAGGGCATGGACAAAGAGGAGACCATCGACGAGATGTCCAAACTTATCAGTCGGCTTAGTGAAAAGGGCGAACGGGTGTCCAAGCACTGTGTGAGCGCCGAGGAGTATCGCAAGGTGAATGTGCTGGACGTGAGTATGACTATGGAGAAACCCGTGGAGTTCTTGGTCGCAGCACTCGACGAGCCGCGCGTCATCAAAGTGATTTCGCCCGTATCTATTCCCGGCAAAAACCCCAAGTTTTCGTATGACCTGAGTGAGCCTGCGTTCCACCTCGAAATAAAAGCATAGTCATGAACAGTGCGTGCGTACTCTTCTTTGTGGCCGGGATTATTATGCTGGTGTTCGGGATCGCCGGGCGAGGAATAGACCCGCCAAACAAGAACAGGCGCCGATAAAGCGCCTGTTTTCTTGTCCGTACCTACATCACTCTACACTGCCCCCCGGAGAGCCTCCGGTATTCAGCTTGGTAGTGTCGACAGCCTGATCCGCGATTTTGGGCGTCGTGACACACAGGTCTTGTAGCTTTTCGGTGGCGACGGAAGATGTTGCGAGTTTATCCGTCGTCACTGCGCCGTTCGCAATTTTATCCGTGGTTACTGCAAGGGGAGCCAGCGCAGCCGTGACGACTTCCGCTGTTCCGATCTTCGACGCCGTAATGGCACCGTCCAATATCTGCCCGTTGCCAACGCTATTTGCGGCTATCTTATTGACATTGATAGCTCCGTCGACGATTTTATCCGAATTTACGCTATCGTCGGCGATCTTGTCGACCGTAACGGCCGCATTGGCGATTTTATCACCGGTGACAGCCCCGTCAGCGATGGCTGCGGCGCCTACGCATCCATCCGCAAGCTTCGACGCCACGATTGTATTTTTTTGAATGATGTCGCCGGATACAGCGCCCAAGGCCAATTCTTTGCCGGTTATGGTTTTAGCTTTGATCTTAGCCGAAGTCACGGCATTGTCGGCCAGCTTGGCTGTGGTGATCGACCCGTCGGGAATTTCAGGAGACCCCCCCCCGCCGGAATAGAGACCCGATCCGATGCCCGGGAAATCATCGTCAGTAGGGGATTCATGCCCTTCGTTGAGGAATTTCAAAACGTCGGCGGGAGTGTAGGCCGACGGGTTGTCGGAGATGACTACCTCGTTGATTTCGAAGTCGAGGTAGTCCGCAGTAAGCAGGACGTTGCCACCTTCCGGAAGCGCTGGCTCGATGATGATTCGGCGCCCCATGTCTACCCGCGGGTTGGCCGGGCGGGCAATAAAGGTCGCGGGCATTTTTACTCCGTTCACAAAAATGTAGGGATAATCGGCTTCGGAGCCATTGATAACTACTTTCATATCACATTTTTTTTGTTTGACGTTATTACCCCGTCGGCCGGAGCCTGCGGGGCGTTTTCAATATCAATACCTACTTCATCCTTCATCTTCTTTCCCACGTATTTTTGAAGGGATCGGAATACCGGAGCGTCGGATATTTCCATGGCATTCTCCAAATACGACCACATTTCGATGCCGCATACCATGCCCGTGAAGAGCTTGGCCAGGTGCAAGTTCATGAAGTCGATGATTTGAGTGTCTATAAGGTGGCACATGCCGATCCCAACGACAATGCACGTAAGTTTGATGACCGTTTTCCACGCCTTGTCGCTGGAGAAATACCAGTCCTTATGCTGCCGAGCCGCCCTCTTGCGCCCGGCCAGTATACCCATCACGAAGTCTATCATGACGAATATCAAGGCGCAGAGCACAAGCGGCGTCACGGGCGCGAACAACGACAGCAAGCCCCCCACCATAGCCATAATCCATTTCAATAAGGTGTCCATTATCCTATTCTCTTTGATAATTACCGTCGCCCGAAGTCCAGTAAAATACGCGGCCGTCGTACACAAATATTTCGGCATACATACCACTAACGGTGCTGGAAATGTTGATATTACCTGCCACTACCCCGGCGTTTGACAGTCTTATATCCACGACAGCATTCTCTGAAAAGGTGTGTTCTATGAATATTCGAACAGGTGTGCCGGGCAATTGTTGCACAGGCATGACGGCATTTACATGTGTGCTGCCAATGTTGCCGATTTTGATGATATTTAATTTGTAATTAGATAGCATCGCATTGGGAACCACGGTAGTCGGTTCCAGGTAAAGTACTCCCGGAGCGGTCATTTTACTCTCCGGAATAGAACCGTCTTCTATTTTTATCCCGGATATGGCGCCCTCTGCGAGCTTGTCGCCCGTAACTGATCCGTCCTTAATGGCGGTAGCATCAACCGCGGCTACTTGTAGCTGGCGCGAGCCGACCGCTGCCGTCGCTATACAGGATTCGCCAACCGACGAGGGCACCATTTTCATGGACGCATCAATCGTGTAGTCGAGTATTTCCTCGTTCGTGATCGTTTCAGATGCGATCTGCGTCCCGGTGATCGTCGCATCGGCAATCTTATCAGCAGTGATTGCTTTGTCAGCAATCTGCGTTCCGGTGATCGTCTTATTGTTGAGCTTTGAGCCGGGAATGGACTGGTCGGCCATTTTGGAACCGGTAATCTGTCCATCCTGGATGTTGCCGTTCTTGATTGCCTCCACGCCGATCTGCAAGCTACCAACCGCCCCATCTGCGATCTTTGCTGTTGTGACAGCGCTGTTTGCGAGCTTTGGCGTCGTCACTGCGCCATCGGCCAGCATAGCCGCTGTTACGGAACCGTCGGATAGCACGCCCACCTTCCATGCTGCGAGGTTGGCCGCCGTGGCCTGCCCTATGAGGGTGCCAATTCCCGATGCCGACGCATTGGCCGCAGCATTCACGACATAATCCTGATATGTGTATCGCGTCGTGCCATCTTCATACACGCGCTGTTCGTCCTGTATGGTGTTGGCATAAAGATACTGGCCTATTTTAGCGACATCGGCGGCCAGGTAGTAAGCCTGTCCTTGATAGCAGATGATGCCTTCGCCAATATTCGTCCCGGTGCTGCTGTTCGCCGTGGCGAATCCCGCAACGATGGAGATGGGCGTTTTGGTGGATCGGAGGAGCGAGTTGATGGCGCTCCAGAGGTTTTGCAAATCCTGCATTTGCACGGGGTTGCCAGTGCCCGATACGACGTTGATATTTTTTATTCCTGCCATGTTATTGAGTTTTTATAGTATACTTGATATAAAAGGGAAATAGCGTGTTGACGTCTGCGATAAACTGGTTGTATGCTTCCGAGTTGTTGTACAGGGCAGCCGGGATCATAATGATGGGCTGCTCCGTGATGGTGCCTCCCTGTCCGAGGTGCACCTTCGGGGTGGGAGTGTTGTACAGGTATACAGGAGGGGTTGGCGAATCATACCACATAGAGCGCCATATGCTCGCGCCGCTCGGGGTGATGGATATTTGGCCCCACTCGCCGTACCAGTACCGGAGTGCGCCTTCGATCTGCCCGTACGTAGGTGTGCACGCCGCCATCATGTACCACTTGGAGCGCACCATGTAGTAGTTGTACAGATAGTCGTGCAACACCATGAGCAACGACAGGCAGTAGCGGTATATTATCGTTGTCCAAAACGGCTGCTCCGTGTAGCTGTGGTCGCGCCGCACCGAGTAATTCGGCCGGAGCAACTGCAACACCAGCTTCGGGATGTCAATATATCGGAAACGCATCATATAGCTTCGAATATTGTAATGTTCTTGGTGAAATCGTACAGATTGGGGTCGAAGTTGAAATAACCCGGATTCAATACTATCTTGCCATCCTGCGGTGTTGTGATGCCGCTATCCTGCGAGACCTTGACCTCGGAGAAGTAGGCATCCTTGATGCCGTTCAACCCCGAGATGTAGCTTTCTATGTCGTTGATATACAGAATATTTGTCGTGCGTCGTTGCATCTGCAAGTCATGCAGCCCCGTGTTGATGCTGTTCTTGATGGTATCGAGGTTGTACGACTTGTCGAAGCGGACGTACAGCTTGTCGGCCGAAAGGACGGCCGGAGCATTGGATGCGGCCTGTATTTGCGCGCCGACGCCCCAAAAGTTGCGGTAGTAGGCGCTGAACGCATCGAGTTGATCCTGCGTGAGTGAGACCACGTTGTTGTTGGCATCGGCCGTCGCCACGTTGATGTAGTACAAACCCTCCTGATTAGACCCCATCGAAGCCTGCTTTATTATCTGCTTCGTGACATCTATGGTCGCATAGCCCAGCTCTTGCGTCGCTTCGTTCACCACGACTACCTGATCGCCATGCTGATAGGCGTATGCCTTCTCGACATACCATGCCTCACTCGTCACGCGCGCGATCTTTGCGGCTGCGGCTATCGTCTGTTCGCTGCGCAGGATTTCAAGCCGCACAATGTCAAGCACGGTGCCTACCACCTCCGCGATCTTGCGCAGGATGCCCGCGTTGCTGGTGTTCATCGCCGGGATCGTCCGTTGGATGTTATCCCATATGGTATTTATAAGTGACATATCGGTTATTGTTTAATTATTGAGGGGTAGTTGTAATAGTCGAGGTTTGTATTCGGCCACTCCGCGGGCGGCGCCGACAGGGGTTCCAGCACTCCGTTAACGGGCATCTGTTTGTGTGACGACCACCAATAGCCCGCCTTGGTGGGATCATCACTCCGAGGCTGGATGTTCTGTGGCAGATACTCCCGTGTGCAGGATGTCTTCATATCCGCATCTACCACGAACGACGCGGGATCGCCTCCGTTCCACAGCATCAACGCCTGTGCTTCTGTCAGGGATGTATCGAAGTTGCGGAAGTGGTAGATTTCGCCCTTCAACAAGATCGGATCATTTTGGCCGTATGTGCCAAGGTCGATGTATTTTTGTATCCCATTACGACCCAATTTGAACGTCCCCGAAATCTTGATCCCGTTTAAAAAGATGTAGCCTAAATTTTCCTGTAAAGCATAGCGGAGTACCACGTGATAAGTCGTGTTTGGCTTGCAGGGATATACCATTGAGAAATCGTTGGTTGAGAAATGAAATTCGCGGGCAATAATTGTGAGCCTTGGAAATGCCATATTATCCGCCATGCTGAATACGCACTGCTCATGATGGATGTCGTCTCCGGTTTTGAAGTAGCACTCCAGCGTCCCGTCGACGAGCGACTGTGTGGATATGCGCTGTCCCCTGAAGGCGCCATTGGCGGTATAGGCGCCCTTGAAGTCGTAAGTGGGTCTGCAGATCGGCTCGCGGCCTATCTTGGGATTATCATTGACCACCAGGTCATAACCCCCGGCAGACTTGCGAAGGAGCGGCGGAGTAGAGATGTCGGGCGGCATCTGCTTGGCGCTGTCGAGCCACATGGCGGGCTTCGAGCTGTCCTCCTCAGAGGGTATGAGGTTCTGAGGTATGTACTCAGCTACACAGGACAGCTTCAAGGCCGGGGGCACAATATAGTCCTGCGGGCGCACTCCGTTTTGGAGTGCCGTCATTTCCTCCTCTGTGAGTGCGCGGTCGAACCAGCGGGCGCATATCACCTCCCCCATAAAATCAACCGCCGGACGATTATTAACACCATATCCACCAAGAAATAGATATGAAGAAACATAACTAACCCAATTTTTATTTTGGGAGTTTACCAGATTGTTGTTGATATATGCATAGACCTTGGCTCCGTTGCTAATGAATACGACGCTGTATAAATAGTCCCAAAAAACAGGATATGAATATACACCCGTCCGATTGTTGAGTAACAAAAGAGAGATGGTGCCTTCTGAGGAGGATTTGATATCGATGCGAGGGAAATTCAATGCCCCCGACGTGTCAAGTATTGTCCGAGACGCAGATTCAGGGTTGGGGATGTATTTGTACTTGGGAGGCGTGCGGAATAAACACTGCACGGTATATGGGCTGTTGTAGAACGTGTCGCGCAAAAAGGTGCCGTTCCTCCTCATCATCGCCCCCATAGCCTCGGGCGCAAGCGCCGATATGAGGGCGCGTCCTCCTTCGGCCGTAGCTTTGAAGAGACGCGAGATTTCCGCCTCCACCTCTTCCTTCACGTCCATCGAGGAGTTGAAGGGAGGCCGCTGCAAGGTTTGGAGGTTGTATATGTCGATCCCCTCGACGTCGAGAATCTGATTTGTCCTCAGCGCCGGAGTGTAGGATTCCATAAAGTTCTTGGCGGGAGGCTCCTGGCGGTACTGCATGGCCTTCCAGTCCGCGGGCGGGATATTCGTGGGCGTGTTTTTCTCCAATATCGGGTCTATGCCCGCGAGAGAGCCGGACACGTTGAATGCCACGTCCTGGATGGTGTCTCCCTGTTTTACTGTGTACGTCTTTGCCATGTCTACTCCTTGTATCGTGCATGTATGTCCGCGGTCACAACTCCCGAGGCTGTCTCCTCAAAGATATTCACGCGGGCAATGAGGGCTCCGTCGTCGTATATTTGCTTTTCAGCCGTGGCCTCAACCTTACCCCACGCCCACTTGGGCAGCAGGGGATAGAAGTCCTCGAATCCGACCCCGAACTGGGGCTTCGTAAGACTTGCCGCCGACTTGGAAAATATCAGCGTGGCGTTCTGCTGGCTGCACAAAGATACCAACTCGACGCCCCCGTTGGATATAACTATGTCGTTGACCTGAAAGTCGAATTTTGCGTCTGTCATTGCGTTATCTTGGTATTTTCGTAGTCTCCTTTATTGAACTGGGAGGGGGCGGTCATAGGGGTGGCCGGAGGCGACGCACCTTGGGCGCCGTGAGTATGCGCATTGAATACTGTGCACATATTCCCTACCTGCGTCACTAAATTGTTGAGCGCCGTGGTGACGCCATCTACCAGCACAAGCCCCCCGTTCTCCCCGCCATCCATTTCAATTTTATCGGCAGTGAAAGATATTTTATTTTTTTCAATCCGCCAAGAAGAGGTGCCGCGGATTATTTCCACGGCGTCCTTATCGAAAGAAATAGTGCTTTCTCCCTCCTCTTCGGTACCCGCGACGTTCGATACGACCATCTTGTCGATCTTCGTGGCTTTTATGAGCACCGGAACCTCGGAGTAACCCTCTATGAACCCCAGCACCACAAGAGAATTCACGGAGGGTATAATATAGAGGCTGTTGCCCCCGTTTGGAAAAATGTTTAGACTTATGTCGCTGAATATCCTATCATTATCCACAACAGCCTCTAAGGTTTTGGCATCCTCGTCTATAGCCGACACGGTGGCTATGACGAGCGATACCCTCTTCCCGTCATTCATCTTTGTTCCGAATTCCGCTCCCAAACGGGCGCATTCGTCGTCGAAAGTGCCGGATGTTTTCATAATATAAACATTTCGTTGGTTACTGTCAGGGTTTGGATGAATCCGTCGGAAGTGTCGCAGCTCAAATTCCTGCTTATCACGTAGTAGTTTCCCGTAAGCTCCGGGAGCATGGTGTCCGTGTACTCCACAAAGTCGAACATATTAACCTGCGGATAGAGCACGGTTTTTATGGTTCCCTTGTTGCGCGTTCCCTTCAACCGGGCCATTATGTTCTTGGCCGTCTGTTCGGTCAGCGATACCGTATTGGCCGGGACAAAATATCGGTGTGCCTCGCCTTGGGAATCGCCGTATTCGTAGGTGTACTTTGTACCGTCGGCCATGAGGGCGTTTACCACCACTTTGTAGTTCTCGAACAGCCCGTCGGTAGGCACTATGTCGCGGCCGATGACATTGGTGTTCGTGGCCAGTGTCACCGTGCGCTTGAATTTGTCCCTCACGCCAATACCGAAATACACCTTCCCCTGGGTGTTCACAGTGCCGTACAGCGTAAACATATTCATGAGCTTCGACAGGGCCTCGAACGGCGATATGAGCTTGAAGGTCTGCAACGCGAACTCCACATCCGCACTATCCGATGAATCGAAAGACAGAGCCGGGAAGTCCGCCGGGTTGTCGAACCCCTGTGCCTTGCGGTAGTCCTCGAATGCCTTGTTCGAGATGGGGCATAGATAGTCTACCATGTCCTTTAGCTTCGTGCGCGACACCCAGTCCCGATTTATAGTACCGAACCGCAGGATGAAAGAGTAGTCCTCGCATACGATCTTCGACGGGAATCCCCCGATGACCTGCCGGATGAAGCCGCTGAAAATGCGCAGTCTCTCGAACTGCTGCCCCAACTGAGCATTGTTGTAGAACCAGCCGTCGATGTCTATGCGGGCTCCGGGCTTGATGTTTATGCCCTCCAAGGCCGCCCTTATGCGCTGTGCCGGAGGCAATCCCTGCCGGAACCCGATGGCATACACCGGGAGGGTCATGGTGCAGCTTCCCGAGAGGGAATCCCGCTCCTCGGTAATGTCTACTGAGGCGAATCGGCCGATGCTCTTCCCCTCGATAAACACCTCGTTTCCTACTCTGAACAAATTACCTTTCATCACCTACCGCCCCCCCCCGCGGGATTGGTCGTATTTACCGTCTCCTGCGTAAATACGATGGCATTTTCATCCATGTTTATTTGGTGGAGCGTCATGCTGACGTCCACGATGGTAGACCCCGGATTGGGGGTATATTTGAACCTCTTCATGTACACCCACTCCAGTCCGAGGTCGTTGTTGAGGACTTTGTTCTCGATCTTGAAAACATCCTGCCCCTGCCACAAACTCCGAAGAGCCACGCCGAGGTCGGCGATAGCCATGGCCGCGGGATCGGTGTTGTCGAGCCCCTGGTCGGCATATGCCTCATAGGACAAGGCGTCGAGCATGGAAAGGTTCGAGGCCGAGGCGTCCGTGTCGACGCGAGACAAGTTGCGTTCAATGCGCAGACGCACCGTTACGACCATCGGTTTGTAGTTGAGAACCTGGAGGATTTCTGCCCCGTCGACGAGCTGGGAGGTAGAATCGTTCTTTTCCCCTTCCACTTCGTAGGTGAGGTTGATAGGGAGGAAATAATCCCCGCAGCGAAATACATATTCTCGCTGTATATCCTGGCGATCTACCGATTGTATGGCCGTTTTGTAGTCGCCGGACTGCTTTAGGGCGTCCGCCATCCCGGTATACTGAGGATCGGAGGTCTTGGCCTTGCCGCGGAACTGAACGATCTGACGCCAGAATCCTACCTCCGCCAGGGTTATTTTCAACCCCGCCTGATATGCTTTTTCTACGGCGCTTATGCCATCCGTCACGGCCTTGTACGCCGGGATTTGTCCCAAGGACGGGAGGTCGTTAGGAGTGTCGTTGGGGGTTGTGTTTGCGGTATATTGATCTTTAGCCATTGAGCGTGCGTGTTGAGTTGTTGAAGGCTATTTGCAGTCCTCGAATTGTCACCTCTTCGATCTGTTTGGATATGGTCTGCATGATGCTTTCCGGCGTGGCATTGGTGTTTATTTGGGTCGGCATCTGCACAATGGGTGCATTGAAGTTGATAATGAGCGACTTCGATCCCTTTGTCAAATCTTCTATCTTCTTGGTGTCCTTCCCGCTGGCGCCGCCGCCTTCGCCGTAAATCTTCGTCACCCGGTTGAAATTCTCGTTGATCTCCCGGTCGTTGAGCGCAGGATTGGTACGGAAGGTTACAGGTTGAATGGATAGTTCTCCTTTGGTTACAGTGGTAACGTCTCTCGAATTACCTGTTTTTAGGAAATTAAAGAGACTGAATCCATTGTTTACTTCGTACGGGGTGTAATTATACCTCAGCAATCCCGTAGCATACTGGGGCTGCCCGTTTTCGGCAGGAAGATGCCCCGGATACTCTTCCAGTCCTTCCCGCACCTTGGGCGTAAAGGTAGTGGTGAAGTTTTTAAGCAGGATGTCGCGCGCGTCTTTCAGATTCGCGGCGCGGTTCTCCTCGGTGCCTTCGTCCAAACCCCACGCCTTGCGGGCAGCCGGAGTAGAAAGGTATTCCTCGACATACCTCTTTCCCAGCTCCTCGGACAGATATGTCGCGGCTTTGCGTCTCTCCGTGTATTCCGACTGCTTGGCCGATTTCTCGTTCCTCAAGTCCATGCGGCTCTTGTCGCCCCAGCTCCACGGATTGAAGAGACCGATGAAGTCGGAGAGATTGAGAATCCAGCCCGACAGGGTGGTAAGTGCGCTTACGACATCCTCGACGCCATCCACGAATTCATCGAAGATATGGTCGAGCATATTGGGATCGAACGAGTTGTACCATACGTCCAGGCGCGCTGATATGCGGTCGAACATATTCTCTCCAGCCCGGCCGACGCTCTCCCATAGTTTGTCCATCCCCGCGAGGTTGATCCAAAAATTCTCCTTGGCGAGGGCGATCTGTCCGCGCGCCGCGGCGGCCGACGGGGGTTGGAGCTCCGTATCGAGCCTGTGCAGGGCGCGCAGCATGTTGGCGCGATCCTGGAGATAGTCGTAGGGGCTCGTCCCTGTCACGCCGCGCCTCTGCATGGCCTCGTTGGCGTATCTGTTGAGGATGGGGGCGGCGTGGATCAACTCTCGCACGTCTCGCATGTTGGGTTTTTCGGCAGCCAACAACTGCTGCATGTTCAGACCCACGATGTCATAGGGTCGGCCACCGATCTGGGCGACTTTACCCACCTGCCGCGCGATCTGCGTGGCTATGGCCGTGCCGATCTGAGTGCCTCCGATTTCGAAGCCCGACACGGTGTTTATCATGGAGAGCATGCCTGCGCGAGAATAGCCGTATTCGGCCGCCATGCGCGTGGCATCAGACAGCGCCGAGGTGTAGCCCGATCCCAACCCCCTGCGTGCCATATCCATCTGCATGCGGTTGGATATGGCGTCCGTCATGGACGAGCTGTTCAAGGTTTTGGACAGCACGGCATACAGCCCTCCGCCGATGAGCTTAGGAAGAGCGTACGCCGCGGATACAGTACCGAGAACGCCCGCACCCATCAGGAGTGCGGGGTGGCTCTTTATCACTGCGGCGGCGGAATCGAACACCGCCCCGACCAAGTTCCCGGCGTTTCGCATCCACCCGCTCGGAGTGAAGGAATTGCGCACGAACTGTTCGCGGAAGCGCCGGATGGAACCGAACGCCCGGTTGGCATCGGACATGAAATCCTCGCGCGTATGTCGGTTGCCGAATCGGCGCGACACGTCATACATGGAGGACATGCGCTCGTGCCATCCGTGCCGCAGGTTCGGATAGTTGACCACACCACCTCCGCCTCCGCCTCCGCCTCGGCCATTCCGGGACATGCGGTTGGTCTTGCGCTCCAGTTGGTCACTCAGTGCGTTGGCACGAGTAAGACGTTCGATGACGTCTCCCCCAAGGTTGAGGCGTATGGTGTATGTTGCCATTATTTTTTAGATTTAAAGGGCGCCATGTCTATGATGTCGACAAGGTGAAGCGCAAGTGTATATAACTTGTCTATATCATTGATGCTGAGCCTTTTTTCCATGTCTGAGTAAGGCTCATGGAAGTATCTGGAGACGACGGCCTTCTTGATAAGCAGGGGGTCGTCCTTCGCGTACTCCTCTATTTTTTGCCGGACGGATGCTTCGGGAGTGCCTTCAAGAACTCCCAAGTCCCGAAAAAACGGCGGAAATCTTCGCTGACAGGTTCCGACTGGAAGATTTCCACGCAGGCGAGGGCATCGCCGAGCAAATCTTCGCGCACCTTGTCATCGACGCAGCAGGCTTTGATGAAGTCCATGGCTAGGCCGATCACTCCCTTCTGCTCCGATTCCTCGCGAGACAGGATCGACATGGACAGCTTCGAGTGCTCGATGTTGCGGCGCTGCAAACGCCAAAAGGCGATATTTTGGTTCTTCTTCTCCTCCTCGATCATGTGACCGTCTTTGTTGAAGGAGGGAACGAAATACGATGCCGTGACGGTGTATTGGAGGTCAAGGCGCTCCGTTTCTTGTATTTGCGACATAATTTTCTGTTTTTAAAGACGGGCGGGTCTTGGGGTGCCCGCCCGTCCTGGTTTATACAATAGTTTGGATGGGTGCGACCGAGCGCTGTACGGCACGGGCACGGATGTTGATGGACGAAAGCGTCTCCGCGTCGTTTCGGTTGGTGTCCGAGCTCGACTGCTCGCACTTGCACCCTAGAAGGGATTCCGAAACGGTCTTTGGCGTCGCGCTGTTGCGCAGCGACATGGTTTTCGTCAGTGTGAAGGGCGGCAGTTGGAGCATGGATGCATAGGGCGTCTGCCCGGCCGGAAGAGCGCCGTTGATCGCATCGAGGATGGTGTGCTGCTCCCCGGTCTGGTGCGACAGCGTGGCCGCATACTGAGCATTGAGCTGTACCAGGTCGATAGGATCTGTTTCCCCGATAGCGAATATGTCCTGCACCGTCTGCGAGTACTGCAAGTTGAGTGAGGTACCCGTGCCGATCTTGATTGCTGGAAGCCCCTCGAAAGTAAGGTATATTTGGACGTCCTTCGAGGGCACTACATAAGGATTAGGCATGGCGTTTAGTTTAACGTAGTTACAAAGAAAGTTTCGATATATGCCTCGCGGAGCGGGCTAAGGGGAAGTACCTCCACGGTAACCTGGATAGCCTTGGACATATTGTAGTTGCCGTCTTTGGCGGCGAAATCTACATTGATGGCCTGTGCTTCTCCGCGGTTGATACGGGGTGTCAGTTCTGTTTCGTCGAGCTGAGCCAGCGTTCCGGACTTGAATCCCGCGTCGATCGCTCCGGTGGAAGCATCCGTCGGGATGTTCTCCTGGAGCAACTTGACAAAGAATCTCTCCACGCTGTCACACACGGCATTGCCCACGCGGACAAACGAAATTTCCGAAAGAGCCATCTCCGGATCGTTGCATGTGGCGCCGTCGTTGTAGTATACGCCTGCCAGTTGCGGACGCACGCGGGTGAAGAGGTATTGGTTCTTACCCAGGAGGTTGCACTTCGCAGGCACAAGCTTCGATACCGGAGTGTTGATATCTTGCGGGTCGGCGCTGGCCGTGACATCCACAAAATAGTCGATGTCGCCTGCTGCCCCGGCAGTGGTCACGGCACCGGGAGACGTCGCCAGCGACAGGCTCGACAGCATTCCGAGAGTTCGGCCTACGGATGCCGACATGCCGGGCGTCGAAGTTGTAACCTGATAGGCCACACGGGGTGCCTTGAGCGCTGCGAGATTCTCCAGCTTACTCAGGTCGGTGGTGAGGATGGTCTTGGCTGTCGGAACGCAAACAACGCCGTCGAAGATGCCGACCATGCGGATCGACTGCTGGAACAGGTTGTTGAGTACGGTTTGCAGGTTGCCAATGAGGGTCTTGTGGGTAGCCGGGAGTTTCCCCTCGGTCGTCCCTGAGAAATCCTGGGACGTGGGAAGCGGCGATGCGAAGGATATCATGCGCGGACGCAGGTCGAAGTTCGACGCCGTGGTACCGCTGATGATGGATTCCAGCTTGGCCGAAATAAATGTCTTGTATTCGGCCTGAGCATACCCCACGACCCACACGCGAGAGCCGCTACCTGCCTTGGCGTAATACTCCTCCACCTGGAACAGGAGCATGGATCCGGTTCCCGAGGTCACACCCATCGCCGTAAGGTCGGCAACGGAGGTAATGAGGTAGGCGGTATCGAGCGCGAAGTTCGCATCGGTTCCCGAGGAGGCCATTGCCGGGGCGACGATCATGCCAATACCATCGCTGGGCGTGGTGTTGCCCAGCCTGGTGTTGCCTAAAGTTGTATAAATATCTACTACTGCCATATTTGCGTAGGTTTTGTTATTTTGCGAGTTCTGCACCGACTGCGGCCTTCTGCTCGTCGGAAAGGGCGTTGTACGCCTCCAGGGTCTTGGAGTACCCGGCGCTGTGGTGCAGCTTCGGGTTCACGGTTGCCCGGATGGCATCCCGAACCTTGGCATACTCCACGCCTTCGATCAGCGCCTCTGTTGCGGCTTCCTCCTCCTGTTTCTCAGGAGTGGGGGTCTTGCCTTCGAGCAGGGCTTCTGCCTCGGCATCGGACATGACGGGCTTGTTGCGTTCCTTCTCGGCCTCTGCCAGGGAGTTCTTGGCTGCCTGACGGCGTGCCCGAAACTGGTTTTCGAGCATCTCCTCGAACTCCGCGGTGTCCTTGGGCGGATTGGATTTGTCGACGCGGGCATAGCGGAGCTCCTGGACGAGTTCTCCGTTCAGGTGCGCCAGCTTCTCGCGGGACTGGCAGCGTGTCTGCGCCTGCGATTCGTTGACGTAGATGTTGCCGTCCTCAGTGACGTACAGGGTGCCGTAGATTTGGAGCTGCTTTACGAGCTCGATGAAAAACTTGCGGGTGAATGTTGCGATCTGAATCATAATTTAAAGGGGGAATTAAATTGTTAATATTGATTTTTTTTTGGAATACCAGCCCGACAACATGCCGGGCTGGTTTTTTCTGTGTGTGTTGCGTTACGCTCAGGAGGCTGCCGTCGGGCGATACAGAACGATGCCTGCTGCGCTGCTTCGGAGAGTTCCGGCACCCGTCGAAATATCCATCGACACTTTCCAACCGTAGTTGTTCGGGTCGGACACCATATGGATGTTCGTGTTGCCGATTGCCACAACGACCTCCTCGGGGATAAATCCGAGGCCGATGTCGTAAACCGTTGCGGCCAGCACGGGCTTCACATGAGCGGTGTCGATAGCTCCGGTTGCGAAGGTGACGGGCTTGTCGAAATAAGTCTCCGCATCCACGACCGTAGAAGTTGCAGTGTTGTAGGCAGCGATGACCGAGCGAGCCATGACGTCGAATCCCGAGTAAGTGAAGCCTTCGGGACGGGCGTTCGACAACTGCTGCGTCAGAATGCTCTGAACCTTGTCGGTCTGCACCAGCGACGTGTAGTAGGGCTCTGCGAACACAGCCACACCGTTCCCTCGGCGGAAGTTGAGGTTGCGGGCGATGAAGCGACCCTGTGCGGCGAGCAGGTCATTGAGGGTCATGCCGAGCAGCTTGCCAGCGGCGGCCGAGTTGATCGGGAATCGATTTGACGAATCGAACTCTGCGCCGGACATTGTAAGGTGATTAGCTGCGGGAACTGCCTCGGCGATGGTCTGGAGCCAGTAGTTGTGGATGCACATGGACATTTTGGCCATGGCGTCCAACTGGCCCGTTGCGCGGTCGTTGTAGGCCAGGACGTCGGAGTTCGCGGGCTGCCATACAATAGGCTGCATGGAGAACACTTTGCGCTGCAACCCCCGCGGCAGGTCGTCGTATAGGTAGTTGGGTGCATTCAGCGGCGCGCGATCTCCGAAGTAGATGTCCGGGTTGACGGCGCTCTCCACCCAGATGATGCCTTCCTTGTCGCGCACCGACAGGCGGCGTACACGGTCAGCCCACGTGTTGGGCGGGAAGAGCTGGCGAACGAACAGCGAGAGCCATGAAATCTTCGCCAGGTCGGCATTCTGCACGAACTTACCCGACTTTTCGCCCGAGGCGAGACCCTGGATCGTGTCGACGACACTCTCACGGCGTCCGTCGTTGACCTGGAAGGTCATGTTCTGCACGGTGGCCATGAAATAGGGGTCGCAGAGCATGGATGCGGACAACTCCTGGATTGATTCTCGAACGTCGGCGTCCTGTGCGGCCGACAAGCTCACCTCGGCAACGCCGTCGGCAGTGCCCGAGGAGGCGGACAGACCCATGATTGCCTGAATCTTCGGCATATTTTCAGGGTCGTCGATGTACTTGAAAAAGGGTTTTACCATTGTCTTGGTTTTTGTGATTGTTTTGTCGTTGAATACTCGCGCATCCTCCGCAGCGGAGAGCGCCGTGGGTTTGGCTGCCTCGGCTTTGGTTTCCTTGGCGTCGTCTGTGGTTGCGTCTGTGGTTGCAGCAAGGGCCTCGGTGGCGGGCTCTGCGGCCAGGGCGCTCGCCCTCTCTTCGCGGGCCTCTCGGCGGTCTTTGTCGGCCTCCTTCTCGTCCTTTCCGGCCATCTTGTCGTCGCGCTCGGCGTCCTTTTCGCGCCGTTTTGCTTCGGCATCATCGCCCTTTTCGCGTTCATAGCGCGCAGCACGGCGATCCTCGCGGGCATCACGCTGATCCTGCCCGGCATCCGCGTCGTCCTGGTTGGCGTCGCGGTCTATTTCATCCGCGCGGCGAAGCCTCTTTCGAGGTGCCAGTCCGATAAGTTCCAGGAATTTAGACATGGCGCTCAGCGACACGCGGTCGTCGAAAGCCTGCTCCGTCCCGGTTTCGGGGACTTTTTTCTCTTCCTCGTTTTTCATCTTGTTCTCAAATTGGTTTATGATGTCTGTTTGGTATGCCGACAGGCTCTCGATCTGTTCGATCTCTATGCTGTCCGGCACGAATGATACTGCCGACAACCCAACGTTATCCTCTCCCCGTATCGCCACTGCATCGGGATTGGACGGTATGTTGACAAGGGAAATCTCCCACACCTCGAAAAATGTAGTGTATTTCCTGCCATTGCGCTCGACGATCCGCGCCCTACCGAATATAGACACTCCGTTGAGTATTCCGGCTTCGTAATCTCTTTTTGCGGCCTGTGCGAGTTCGGAGGAGCCAAACACCAGCTTTCCGATCCACCTGCCTTTTTCCAAATGAATATCTTCGACGCGCCCGATGGGCTGGCCGAAATGTTCTCCCGTATCTTTGTTGCGCAGCAGGATAGGGTTTTTGAGGTACCTGCTCCAGTCGATAGTAGAGTTGAGCACCACGAAACCCTTGCTGTTGAGCGCCTCGTTCGAGAGTATTTGATATGTCGCTTTTGTCATGTCCGGTTTATGAATTAGTGTTTCTGACGGTATCGCACAGGCACTTCATCTCTATCGCATCACACAGGAACGAATCCTGCTCGTAGGTGCTCTTGTCAACGAAGTTGGCCACGTATATGAGCCGCGTGTTATGCACGGGGAGCTCTGCCATTTCGCGCTTCATAGCCAGCGTTTGATAGGTCTCGGTTTCCTTGTAAAGAAGCGTAAAGCCGTATTTCTGCCTCAGCTCGGTAAAAAAGTCCAGCGGCACCCATTCGCCCGCAGAGTTTTTTATCACCCCCCGCGAACACGCGGCCATGTAGAGCATGACCTTGTATGCAAGGTTCATCTGATCGTACTGGTGGTCGTCGTCCGGCGACGCGGCTTGGTTTTCGAACGGAGTTATCACCGACAACTGCACGATGTACTGATTGTAGATCATGCCTCCGATGAACTCCCCGGTGTCACGCTCGGTTCCCTTCACGCTTAGGGCTACGGCCGGGAGGTCGGTGTTTACCGTCCCCTCTCCGTTGTCGTTTGCGAGAACTATACTGACATTATTTTCGTCCACGAGCTCCGAAGCCCGCAGTGCCGTAACTATTGCCTTGCAAATTTCACCGATCATAATTTCAGTATAGGACGTTACGAATGTAGTGCAAAGGAAAATATTTCGCAAATAAAATTTTTTCTACACCAGTTTTGCGATCTCTCGGGAGTATAGCCGGAGCGTATTGAGCTCGGTTCTTTGGCCAACGCCCATAAAAGGTCGGGCGACGGGATTGGTTCCGAGCCGCACGGGCGTCGAGGACGAGGGTCGCGTGCGGAAAGAGTTGCCTCCGGTGCGGGTGCCTTTCCCCGTGTTTTGGAGTTCCGCATAGGGCGCCGCGGCGCGCAGCCCGGCAAAACCTCTCCCATAGAAGGGTGTGATGCTCCGGGCGAGACGGCCTCTGTGGCGCAGCTTCGGATAGCGGAGGTATGATTCGAGGTTTTCGAATCTCTTTGATTTCAGGTTCTTTCCCCATCTGTCCGCCCATTTCCGGGGCGTGCCGTCGTTGCCATACTCCTCGCGCTCGAAGTTGAGGCGCGTTTCCCCGGCCATGCTTTCGGCCACCTTGGCCGGAATTTGGGTTTTGATGTTGTAGATGGCGGTATTAATTTTCCTCCTCAGGTCTGCTATCGTCTCCATTGTCGTTTGTTTTCTTGGAGGGCGTGAGTGCCGACTTTATTTTCGCCATAATGGATTTGGCCTGCAATTTAACCTCCGTCCAGTTGTTATTGCGCACGGCAGTGTTTATGTCGGAGGGCTCCATGCCTACCTTACGCATGACCTCAGGGCTGTATGCCATGCCCTGCGAAGCCAGCACGCGGCCTATGCGCTCGAACTTATCCACGCTGATAGTGGTATCGGGCACCTCCCTGAGCTTTACGCCCGACATATCTATGCCGAGCAGGCGGCCGATCTTCTGGATGGCGCCTTCGTAGTTGATAAAGTTCGCAAAGTCGCGCTTGTCGGCGTTGCACAGTGCCTCGTAGAGGGACATATGTATCTGCGCGAGCTGCTCGGAGTTGGTGTTTTTCTCCGTGGCGCCGAGCAGGGTACCTCCCGTCACCTCCTGCATGATCTCCGCGCGGTAGCTGTCTATGTACTCCTTGAACACGCGGAAGGCATCGGGGTACATTTGGGTTTGGAGGGGCTTGACCTCCACCTGGTAGACGTTCTCCTTGTTGTCGAGGTTCTGCTTGAAGGGCAGCACGGGGGTGTCGAGCGGGTCGAGGTTGTTGGCGATATTCTCGGCCAGCGCTTGTGCCTGCGCGTTCCCGTCGATGAAGCCCACGGTGGTGCGGGGATATGAGTATGTAGCGCTCGTCACCGACCAGTTGTTGTATGCCTCCACAATGCCGATCATAGCGCGGGAAATCTGCTGCATCATTCCCATCTTGAAGTCCTGGTCGGTGTCGGGCTGCATGTAGAACATATTGTCGTAATCGTCGACGTTGGCCACGGATTCTATGGCGTAGGTCTGCGACCGGATCGCCCTGTTCACCATGTCTATGTTTCGCAGCGGGTAGCTGGTGATGGTGTCTTTCTCGACGTCGATGCCGACAATACGCACGCCGTAGAATTTCGAGAGCACGAATTCGCGCTTCATCTTATTGAACCACCGGGTGCGGGTTATCATCTCTGTGAGGTTCTCGTCGATCTCGCCGTCGCGGTAGAACGCGAACACGGCATTCTCGATGGGGTTCAGGCGCTTGTTCATCTGGCTCACCAGGAACGGCGATGACTGAATGCACCACGAATACAGGGTGTCCACCATCGTAAGGTCGGAGTAGTTCACCGCGTTGTCGATGGCATTTCGCCACCAGCTCGGAGTGAACTCGACGAAGTACTGGTTGGGAATGTACCTCGACTTTACATTCGGCGCCCCAATAGGGCGGAAGGGGTTGTAAGGCTGCTGCCTCGGGGTATGAAATTGTGCCATTTATCCGCGCATTTTGTTTTTCGATCCGTTTACTACCGTACCCCATGCATTCGGGGTGTCCTTTATCGGGGCGTCATGCAGCGTCGTAGCCCCGTTTTTCATCTCTGTGACCTTCTTTACGACCATCTCGTAGTTGTCGCGCAGGGTCTCTGAGTGCCGGGCCGAGGGGCTCGTGATGTTGTAGGCCGTAAGGACAGTCAATATCCACCGCATGATCTTCGCCGTGCCCTCGTTGGTGTCTCCGGCCAGTATCGAGGCTATGTCGTACAGCTCCCCGATCTGACTGTATACGTCCCCCAGGGCGCTGTTGTAGGAAATCTCCACGCAGTCGGGATACATTTTCTTGAACTGATCGAGCTGCTGGGGCGAAATCCACTGGTAGAGCTCCTCCTCGGGGAAGTACATTTTACCGGGTTCCCCGGCCACGATAACCTGCTCCCCGTACTCTATGCATGAGGCGTACTCTGCGGCCGACCGACGCGAATCCGCGGGCGAGGTGCACAATACAGGGTCGTTG